ATACTGCCTCTCCCTTTCTGCCCTGTCAACGCCGCCCGCCGTGACGCTCGTCACCTACAGGGAAGCCCGGGCCTCCCGCACGCCTTGGTGGCGGGGAAGCCCGGGCCGGGGATGCCGTGGACCGCGGCTTCAGGGTACCTCAGGACCAGAGGCGCCAGCTGGACGATGTTCCTTGCCCCAGTTCGAACGTCAGCAGTTGCGGCGAGGATGATTCCCCGGACGCGTTCTGGAACCACGAGCTACCCGGATCCATCGTCGGCGCGCAAATGATCTGCCGACTGTCGCCGACTGTCTGCACAGAGAAGGAGTGCCAGTGGCCGTGCAACAACACGCGGGCGTACTGCATGCCCGCCACACAGCCGAACGCCTGTCCGCGAAACCAGTCAGTAACTCGCTGCTTGCTGCCGGCCGCATGCCCGTGGGTGACGCCCATGACTGTTCCATCCGCGGCCCGCACGGTCAGCGATTCCAGCCGCCTCTCCGGCGCCTCGAACCTGACGTGCTCATAGCCGGGGCGCCCGGCGACGATCTCCCGGATGTTGTCGGCGATCAACAGGCCATAGTCGTCCCCGGGGAACGAAGCGCGCCGGGCCCGGCCGACCCCGGTACGGACCTGGCAGTGATTCGACGGCACGGCCACATAGGTGACTTCCGGGGCGGCGCCGGCCAGGGACCGGAGCGCGTCAGCGAGGAGCGCCTGCGCGGTGCGGATCTGATAAGTGAGCGGCAGGTCATTGGTTTGCGCCTGCGACACCGTGTTATTGAAACCTTCGGTCGAGTCACCGCAGTCAACGAGAATGACCCGCCTGTAGCGGCCGGTGACGTGCGCGGCGATTTGGGCCACGGCGGAACGGACGCGCCGGACAGTCTCTTCGGTGCCGCCTCCGCGGTCGACTTTCCCGATCTGCAGGTCAGACAGCACGACCACGAGGGTTGACGGGGATGCCACCTCGGCGGGCGCGCTGGGCGCCTCTGCGAAGATTGGCGCGAGGTCCTCGAAGCGTCTGGCCTGCACCTCGCCGCGCTCGACAACCCCCGGCTTGTACGTGATCTTCTCGTACGACCCGTCCTGCAGGCGCACGGTCTTCCCGCGCGCCGTGATGGCCTCTACGGGCACGCCGAAGTACTCGTCGACACCTCCTCTGCCCTGCTCGCTGCGGCGCTTCAGTGCCTTCCTGTGGCGCCTGACGGCCGCCTCTGAGGTGCCGTACTCGTCGGCGATGGCCTGGTTTGTGCGGCGCTGGTGCTGCGGCAGAGCGTCGTTCTCGAGGATTGCCTCGTCTAGGGGAGTCACTTGCCCGCCTCTTCCTTGTAGTTGTTCACCCACTGGCGGAGCTTGTACATGTTGAACCCGGCCCAGTGGGTGATCGTGTCGCCGGTGCGCTTGTCGACCACATAGCAGACCGGCGCGGCCGTGTAGTTGTTGGCTGCGGCAAGCGCCTGGGCGGTGCCGTCGTCCTTGTACTTCGTCTCCAGGTATGGCGTGTCGTTCTTCGTGAGGTACCGCTTCGAGGAGCGGCACTGCTGGCAGGACGGCTGGGAAGCGATCATGATCTCGAATGAAGCCATTAGGTTGTTCCTTCGGTTTTATAAAGGTCTACGTGTAGTGGGGCGGGTGGGGGTACTTCCGGCGGTTTCCCCCCACCCGCAGCGCCGGATCAGAACGGCGCGTTGAACGTGTTGGACGTGGTCGGAGCGAGGGCCTGCACGCCGCCGGCCTTGTCGGACTTCTTGATGTAGCCGAGGAGCTTCGGGAAGCGCACCTCGAGGGCGACGCCGGACTTGGTGCCGGACTCCCAGTTGCGGCGGACGAGCGCCCCGGACAGGGACACCTGGTCGCCCTTCCGGAGAATGTCGCCGAGGTAGTTCTCCCGGTCGCCGAAGAATGTGACGTCGATGTACAGCGGGTCGCCGTCGTCCTCCCACTGCTTCGTGTCCCGGTTCTGCTGCCGACGGGTGGCGGCAAGCGCCAGCTTCAGCATTGCAGTGCCTGACTGCGCGTACTTGATCTCCGGGTCCCTGGTGAGCGTCCCCGTGACGGTGATCTCAGCGGCCATTGGTGTTCCTTTCGTTGAAGAGGTTGATGATGGTGACGAGGTCGGTGACCGTCATGGTCACCCATTGGTCTTCGGGTTTGCCGTTGCCGTGTCTTTTGTGGATGACGACTCCGGCGGCTCCCCCGATGTTGCCGGCTTCAGTATGCGCCTCCCGAGTCCACTTTGGCAAGTCCATTCGGGTGACGTTTTTGCATTCGATGGCGATGTTTTTGCCGGCGAGGTGGACTCCGGCAATGTCTCCAGAGTCGTGCACCCCCGTTTTGACTTGCCGGTCAACGTGGAGGCCGTACAGCCGGTCGTTGAGGTGGTCGGCGATTAGCCGCTCGAACCTGCTACCGGCCGCTTTCGCGGACTTCAGGTTGCGTCCCATGCCTCGCACAGCTCCTTCTCGACCCGGTCGTAGATGGCGGCCAGTCGGTCCTGGAGGTATCCGCGCATCTCTGTAGTGTCCTCCCGGCGGGAAGCCAGGTAGGCATCCGCATCCTCCCAGCGGCCCCGGAGAGAGAGTAGGCCGTCCGCCACGGACATGTCCTTGGCGATGTTGCCGACGTACCTGACGGCATACCAGTGCGCCTTCGCCATGTCTTCCTCGTATGCGCTGCCGGACTTGAAGCCGGCGCGGAGGGCGTACTTCAGGATGTTGCCGACCAGGAACGCCTCCCGCTCGGTCAGGTCGATGACCTCGACGGGCCACCGCGTGTAGTGGCCGGGATGGTTGACGTTGTCACTCATGAGATCACCACCACAGCCTCGCCCGTCGGGTCAACGTGGAACAGGTCCCAATCGTCCGGGGCGACCTCCCGGTCGGCGTGCATGACGAGCGGGACCGCGGCCTGTTCATAGTCGGCATCCGTTGCGGTGGGGATGACGACGGGCGTGTCATTGCCGTACCGGAATGCAATGTCCTGGAGGTCCCGGAGCAGCCGCCCGACAGTCAGCTGGAGCGCACCGCCAGCCGGCCGGGCGTCGCCGGTGGGGGCGCCGGCAGCGTCGGCGTGGCCGACGTTGCCGGTAGACCCGAAGCCCCCCTGGCCGCGGTCCGTGTCGTCCTTCACGACGCCGGCACGCACCTCGACGGACGGCTGGGCGTGGATGATCAGCTGGCAGACGCAGTCCCGGGCGGAAACCAGCACTGGTTCGGCGAGCGCAGTGACGAGAAGTTTCAGGTCGCCGCGGTAGCCGGAATCAATAACGCCCACACCATTGGGGATGGCGAGTCCCTTCCTGCCGGCCGAGGACCGGAGGGTCAGCAGCCCGTAGTAGCCGTCAGGGATGGCGACGCGGACGCCCAGATCAATCGTGCGCACAACGCCGCGGCGGGCAAGGCAGGCCTGCCCTTCGGGGACGTACAGGTCCAGGCCGGCGTCTGTAGTGTGCGCGCGAGTCGGATCCTGCACGTCCATTGTCTTCTGGATGGTGACCTTCATGAGTGTTCCTTCCTGTTCCAAGGGGACCTGTCTCGGCCCCTAGCCAAATCATGCGGCTCGGCGTGGTAGTTGTCAATGTCGTCCTCGTCCCACGCGAGCGGGGAGTGAGCGCCGGTGGCGACGGCGATTCTGTGGGCGCCCCGGGATTCGTAGTTCACGGGGGCGGGGTTGCACTGATTGCGGGACCAGGCGCACGCAATGAGGGCCCTGTCCTCCTCTAGCACGTACTCACCCGCCCGGCCTTTCTGTACGGACTTCAGCTTCACGCCGGCCATGTCGGCGATCCGCTGCTCGGAGTGGCCGATCCACATGAGCGACAGGATTCGCCGCTGCACTCCGATCGGGGTGACGGTGTGAACTTTCACTGCTCCTCCTGCGGCTCCGGGTTGACGCCCGCCTCCCACTTGTCGATGACGGCGGACAGGGAGTCCGGGTTATCCATGGTCGCGCCGGCGGCCTGCGCCTGTTGCCATACCTCATTGGCATCCCGACCGGACTCGTGGCAGTAGTCCATGAGGATGGTGCGAGTCATGTCCCGCTGCGTGTGGTCCTCCTGCGCCTGCTGCGCGGGCCTCTGCGGGGCGTTCTGCGCGGGGGCCGCCTCCAGCTCCTCTGGCGTGTAAACGGTGCCTGCGAGGGCGTCTGACGCGCCCTGACGGCACACCTCGGTGATGGCGCGAGCGCGGAGCATCTGCCTTGGGTACTGCTGCCACGGGCCGCGGCTACCCCACAGGCCGGCGGCCTGGGCTTTCGCCTTGTCCCAGGTGACGGTGAACTCGTAGTCGGGGTCGTCTGCGCGGATCAGGGTAGCGGTCACAGAGTCACCGTGCTCGCGGAGCCGCAACTTATGGCCGGCCCTGCGCACGACAGCGCCCATCAGGTCGGCGGACATTGTCATCTTGCCGCGGGCCACGACCATCGACTGCATCACTTGCGTGTACGGGACGCCCAGGGCGTCGCCGATGTCCATGGCCCACACGATGTCGGCGGGCTTACCCCGGTATTCGGTGGGGATCAGCGAGGACTGAGCGACGATTTTCGCGTGCTCAATGCGGTCTGTCATCGAGGTGTTCCTTTCATCACTGTGCCGAGGAGCTGGCTGGCTACGTCCGCGGGGTGTGCGTCACATTGGTATGGCATGTCCACGGTTGAACGGCCGGCGCGCATGGTGACCCCGGCTTGGCCCACACGGACGGTCATAAGGTCCCGGTCACTCCCGTAAATGTACAGGAGCGCGGCCTCGCTGTCAACCATCGGCTCTTCGACGAGGTGGTCAGGGCCGGGGTGGTCGCGGAGGCAGACGGCGGCGATGACCTTGGCCATGGCGATCCTGTCCGCGACGCCGGCGTAACGGCCGATCATGACCACTCCTCGCGGGCGTCGTTGAGGGCGCGGCGGATCGCGTTGTAGATGGATTCCTTGGGGGCGTTCGGGTCGCAGACGTAGCGGCTGCCGCACGCGTCGAGGGCGTACAGTCCGTCCTCGTCCACCCCGGCGACCATATTGCCGCGCTCGGTGCGGGCCTCGATGTACGGGGCCCCGTGAGTGGTGCGCCGGAAAGCGGCGTACTCGCCGGCGCCGAGGTGGCCGCGGATCGCTTCGAGGAGAGGCATGAGGAGGCGGGCCTGAGATAGAGGCGACATTGGCAGTTCCTTTCGTGCTGTTGTTTGGTTTACCGGTTGCCGGGGTAGTAGGCGTCTACGTCGGTGGGGTTGCGGGCTTCGTCGAGGACGGCGCGAAGCATGGCCTCCTTGTCGGCCTTCCCGACGGCGTCCAGGATGTGCCCGCGCTCGAAGGGGTCGGAGCGGCAGAACCGGCCGCCGCCGTCCCATATGTTGCTGCCGCCCGCGGGCCCGGAGATGTGGAGGAAGGGTTCCCCGTTGCGGCCCGTGCTTGTTGACAGGGTTTCCCCTTCCCGAAGGAGGGGGCGCAGGTAGGCGATCGCGTCGGCGAAGACTTCCTCCGGGTCTGGCGGAGGAAGCGGCCGTCCGTTGCGTCGCGCATGGCCGAGTACCGCATCAATCGTCCGATCGGCGATGTCCTCGCCAGGGGCCCACACCTCGAGGGCGTCGAGCGCGGCGATGCCGTACAGGTTCTCCGCGGTGATGGTGTACACGTAGGCGGGGGCGCCGGCCGTGATGATGGAGTACATGCGGGCGCCGAAGTAGTTGGACGGCCGCTCGGTCAAGGTCTCCCCCTCAATAAGGTGGGAGCGGACCAGGTCTTCGATGTCGGAGAGCTCCATTTACGTTCCTTTCAGCTGTGGCGGATGTGGATCACTTGAGTGCGGCCGGTGGCCGAGTCTGTGTAAGTGACGCGCTTCCAGTCGGCCATCTCGGCTCGCTCGACACGCCGGCGGTATCTGGCGGCTGCAGCCCTCGCCGACTCGGACCGGTTTTTCATTTTCGTGTTCTGGGGGATTCTCATGGCAGCGGCAGGTTTCTCAGAATGTTTTCCGCAGCAGCCTCGGCATTCTCGTATTCGAATACCGGGGCCTGAGGGAGTGGCTTGTTGGACGAGGCAACGACGATGTTGAGGCCGTTGTTTATGAGCGCAACGCCGCGCCCTGGAATTACGATTGCATGCTTCTGGACGTTACCCATTGCGGACATTACGGTGACGGGTTTCGCTTCGGCTGGGAAGCCGCGGCGACCGACTTCCCTGGCGATATCGTTGGCCATCATCCACGGATCTTTCTTCTTGCCCCTGCCGAACATCAGTTCCCCTCGAGGGAGAGGAAGCCTCCGACGATCCGGCCGGCATCCTTGGGTGCGATCGGGTAGGAGATGTGCGCGCCGAGCTTCGACACATACACGATGCGGTTGTGGTGGACGGCAACCTTCGCGGCGCAGGTGGTCTTCCCGTCTTCAGCGATGGCGACCACGGCCGCGTCGGGGTAGCCGGCCCGACCGACCTCGGTGGCGACGGCGCCGTAGCCGACCCTGTTCTCGCGGACCCACTTCGCGATGAGGGTCGCGACGTCGTTCTGGGTGGTGGTTGACAAGTACATGGAGTGTTCCTTCCTGAGGTCGCGTGAGCGCTTCTGAGGGCCGTTCATCGGCCGGCCGGTGCCTGGTACCGGGTGGGGGGCGTTCGGCCGTCTGCGTGGCGGAGAATGGCCTTCCTGCGGTTGCTGGACCGGGTGGCCTTGATGGCGACAGGCAGGCCGACGACCAGGGCCGGGACGGTCGCCGGTCCGACCCCGCCGGCGAGCAGACCGGCGACCGCGCCGAGCACGGCGACGATCGCGAGGGTGGCGACCCAGGCGATCAGGGTGGTAGCTGCGCGGCTGGGGAGCTGGGCGGTAGTGTTCATTTGGTTCCTCCTCAGTAGGGGTTGATTGACCTGATGGGATCAATCTACGGCGTGTCGCCACGCCGGTCAAGCCGTGTCGCGGTGACGTTGATCACGATCCAGGAGGGGTGAGGGGCGGCTCAAAAC